AAGCTTTCTCATAGAGCCTTGAGGACAGGTAGCCCTATTGATGAGGAAAAGTACGCTAAGTTTCTAACTGAGCTAGATGAGAAGAATCTACTGATATGCGATCATATAAGCGGAGAAGATAGTATTTCTCTCCGTAGTATAGCTAATCTAATACGAAAACACGCTCCAGATATCACTGTTATTGACGGTGTGTATCTGGTGTCTACCGCCATGAAGAATTCAGCCGCATGGGAACAGAACCACAGCTTATTCTATGGACTTAAAAACTTGGCTTTAGCCCAAGACACAACTATTATGGTATCAACACAGGCTACGAGGGATGCGGCAAATATGTTTGCGCCTCCCCGTGCCGATCAAGTAGCATTTGGTGATGCTCTTATTCGTGCTTCTGATATTGCACTTTCTATGTGCATGGTAGAAGATTCTGATAATCTCAGGTCAATACAGTTTCAGAAGTATAGAGATGGGGATTTACCGGTCGATATGTGTACCTTTTTGTGGAATGTTGATGAAGGTGAAATAAAGGAAATAGATGACGTTTTCTAGGAGGAAAGAAATGCAATTATTCGCATGGTTGAAGCAAGATGAGGATAGTGTTGTCGTAAAAACCGCTAAGAGCAAAGGGCCGGGGAAACCGTCTGTACCGATTACGGTATCTGATATTCGCCGGGGACGAGTTAGCGATTCTAACGGTTACGAGAATGAAGTTGTACTTTTTGTTCGAGCTAATAAGCTAGATCGAAAAGGTCGCAAGTAATGATTGATTGGTCAGCAGTCCTGTTAAAAGCAGGGTTGAATACTCCGGTAGGAGTGGAACAGTTCACCATTAGGTGCCCGTTTCACGCTGACCAACATGATTCATGCTCAATCAACACAGAAGAAGGTGTATGGATTTGCTTTCGGGGGTGTGGTCAGGGAGGTCTCAAATCATTTCTACGAAGATATCTGAACTTATCAGGTAAACAAGTAGATAGTTTTATAGGAGATCATGAGGTAATAATAGATACCTCATTCTTCGATGATGAGCAGCCAGAACTAACCACACTTCCGGAAGTAGATTTTCCATACAATACTAAATTTGTGCCTGATTGGATTTTTGATAGGCAATTCACAATCAAAACTTTGAAGCGTTGGGAATGTGGGATAACCGGACAGAATGGGTTGGCTTTCCCTGTACGGGATGAGTTAGCACGAATTGTTGGGTGGGCTGTGAGAAGAAAGCAGGGCTTCCCTAAGTACCTGTATAACCATTCATTGAGGAAGTCTAAGTTACTTTTCGGTGGGCATCTAATAAATGAAGCCCCCCTTATATATGTAACAGAAGGCCCACTAGATGCTATGTGGTTGGATCAGAATAACTATCCTGCGGTAGCCCTCCTTGGGGCTTACATGTCGAAAGCCCAAGCAAATTTGCTACAGGATTTCTCAGTAGGAGAAGTAGTACTGTGTTTTGATAATGATGAAGCTGGTCAAATTGGTTTGGAGAAAGCCTTGACAGTATTAGGGGAGGGTGTTAGAGTTTCTTATGTAAAGATTCCGGAGCCGTATAAAGATGTACAAGACATACGAAAGTGTGATACACTAGATACAGTTCTAAAAGATAGAAATTATTGGTAAAGGAGAAATCCATGGTAGGTATTAGTGGAATACAGAATAGAATAGACAGGCGTACTTCGTCGGAAACTTCGGCGGAACTACGGAAAGAACTATGGTTCAAAGATGGCGACCAAGCTTTCATGAGCATAGTAGCAACAGGTGACGAAGATGATCCTAAGCTTGCAGATTACTGGATGTATACATTCAATGATGAGGGTCGATGGACTAGTGTTCTTGGTGGTACAAATGGCCCACTAGCTTCGGTACCTGAAGGCACTCGACCTTCGCATAGGTTTGGGTTTTGGGCGTTTGTACACGACGTTCTACATACAGAACGTAGGGTGGATACGTGGGAGCCTGTAGAAGGCCCCTCCGGTCGTAAACTGTACAGAGAGAACGTAGATGATTTCAAGATCGTACCGTTAGCTTTTGGTCGAAGTAATTACATCTGGAACCAGCTTGTAGATGTTTACAATGACTGGGGTTCCCTCGACAAGGGTGTAGTGCGGGTTCGTCGTACAGGTTCAGGAATGCAAGACACATCTTATACTGTAGTAGTAAGTCCTAGAGAATTAGATATCCCTAGTGATAAGCTTACGGAAATAGATGATTTGGTTCCAGTGTTAGACTATATGAATGAGCGGTATGGGATATCCACAAAGGAGTCTGTTTCTAACGAAGTAACAGTACCAGAGACTGCTGTAAGTATTGATGACACTTCAGACGATGACTTACCGTTTTAGTGATAGTTACTACCGAAGAACAATTTTCTCACGCTGTCCGCTTTCTATCCCAACATGATGAATGGATAGTGGACTGTGAAACTAATGGTTTACAAGCCCTAAAAGGGAATCAGTTGTGTGGTGTTGGGGTGGGAGTAAAAAGCAAGTATTCAAACTTGAATAATGGCTTATATTATTTCCCATTCCGACACCAAACACCTGATAGTAACTTAGATAGTTCACGCTTCACTAAACTAATGGAAGTGATGAATAAGTGTAAAACTATAGTTGGTTACAATCTAAAGTTTGACCTGAAGTTCTTAGAGAAGGACGGCTTAGTAATAAACGATAAAGATTTGATTGATGTTATTGTCATGGTGAGGCTTACAGAGAGTACTAATGTAAACGCTCTAAACCTCACAGACACCCTCATACGTAGATATGGGCCTGATGCAGGTGCTTATGACATAGAGACCAAACAACTCTTGCGTAAAAATAAATGGACTAAGGATTTTTCTTTGTGTCCTCCTGATATACTAGGCCCGTATTGTGAGAAGGATGTAGAAGGAACGTTACGTTTGTATGAGGATTCAAAAGATAAAATTCTGCGTAGCGGACAAGAGAAAGTTTGGGAGTTAGAAAAAGACCTTACGAAAGTACTATATGATATGGAGTGTGCGGGGGTATCTATAGATAACGATTACGTAGAAAGTTCGTTGCATAAACTAACTGAGCGTAGTGAAGAAGTACTTCAAACTATATACCAAATTTCAGGAGATGAATTTAATGTATCAAGTCCTAGTCAGGTGGGGGAAGCCTTCAATAAGTTAGGAATCCGTTCCCCGCAGAAGACCCTTAAAGGTAATGACTCATGGAGTGAGGGAGCTTTAGTACAGATAAATCACCCTTTAGCGGGGTGGATTAGGCAGTACCGAACCCTAACTAAATTAGTTTCAACTTACATTGAACCTTATAGAGGTACTGATACAATGCATACAACCTATGCGAATTGGGGGACAGTTACAGGTCGCTTGTCGTCCAGAGAACCCAATCTCCAGAATATCCCTAGAAACCATTTCAAATTACATAATGTAGAGTTTAATACTGAGGCTGAGTTAGCAGAGATTCAAGGTAGAGTAGATGCTATCATTGCATCTAAAGGTCAGAATGTATCTATATCCGCTAAAAGTTTACGTAAAGATGTGTTACAGGTGTGGGGGTTCGTAGGGGATGAATCGTTAGATGAAAGCAACGATAAGCAATTAGCTATCAGGAGAATGTTCAAACCAAGACCAGATCATTACCTAGTCTCGTATGACTACTCGCAAATGGAAGTTCGTATGTTTATGAACTACATAGGTAATCCAGATATGCTTGATCTCATGAAACAAGAGGATGTGGATTTCCACGGAGAAGCTGCAAAGATAGCATTTAAAGTCGATAAAGATCATCCGGAATATAAGTTCTACCGACAGTTAGCTAAGACCATAACTTTTGGAGTTATATACGGTATCGGCAAGGATAAACTTGCGGGTCAGCTAAATACAAGCCCTAAAGAGGCAGGTAGATATAAAGCCGAATATTTTAGGAATATCACAGGGTCTAAGAAATTCTTCGATTCTGTGGTTCGTATGGTTGAGCAGAGGGGTTGGGTCAAAAGTAAGTACAACCGGATATACAAAGTAGATAGGGATAAGGGGTACAGGGCAGTAAACTACCTGATTCAAGGAACTAGTGCCGATCTTCTAAGTGAGCGCATGATAGAAGTTCACAAATTTCTATATGGTACGAAAAGTAAAATGTTACTACAGGTACATGATGAAATTATATGTGAAATACACAAGGATGATGCATTGCTCATACCTCAGATTCGTGATATACTACAAGAGAATAGTTTAGGTATACCTCTTATGGTAGATATGGAGTTGTGTGAGCCGTCGTGGGCGACTAAACACGACTTCCAAATACATGATGGGAATGTGGTATTCGGAGCATTACCGGTATCTATACCAATGGAAGAATATATAGATTGGAGTTAGTTATGGCAAAGGTTTCGCAGGAAGTGTCCTTCACAGTAAATTTAGGCGATTATAATAACGCAAAAGTTGTTTTAGGTATCCATGATATAGATACTGAAGATGATGTAGATAAGCAATTAAAGGAATCTAAAATAGCTTTAGGTAAAGCTTTCGTAAAACTCTTTGTGTTAGCAGACAAAGAACTCCATAAGATTAAATACCCGCATGAGGGTTCAATAGATTAGGAGATACTAATGAATACTGAAGTGACAAGAATGAAAGTTTTAGAAGCGGTACTAGCCGAACGAGAACGGCAAGATGAGAAATGGGGAGACCAGACTAATAACACAGATGAGTGTTGGACAGTGATACTCACAGAAGAACTAGGCGAAGTTGCTCGTGAGGTCTACGAAGGACGATCAGCAGGAATGTTTGAAGAAATTATACAGTGTGCAGCGGTATCTTTTGCTTGGGCAGAAGCATACCTAAATAGACTTTACGAAAAGCCGGGGGTTCCTCTTAATGAAGACTAACGCAGAAGACTTATTTGAAACATTATTACAAGATAAAAATTTAGGTTTATCTATAGGTAACGACGAAGCCTTAGAATATGACCGTATTTCATTTGGAATACCTCAATTAGATAGCATAACAAATGGAGGTATACCTAAGAAACGCTTCACATTAATTTATGGTGGGTGGTCATCGGGTAAATCTTATTTGTGTACTAAACTCTGTGAGACTGTACAGAAAGAAAACGGTACGGTGTTATGGGTAGATACTGAGCAGTCTTGGGACAGTGAGTGGATGGCTCAATGTGGTCTTGACACTAACAAGGTTCTCCTTAAGATACCTGAGAATGCAGAAGATGCTTATAACACCATGGCTGCGGGTATGGAGAAGGGTGTCGATATAGTAGTATTGGACAGCGTTGCAGGACTTATCCCCAGTGAAATACTAAAACAAAAAGATATGTTTAGTTATAGTCCTATGGCGTGGCAATCAAGGTCTTGGAACCAAGCATTGATCAGGCTTCTTCCCCTACTTAGGAACGGGTCTGCCCTCGTTGTCATAAACCAAGTGAGAGGGTCTATGGGGCCTGTAGCGGCGATAGAGACCATGCCGGGTGGAAAAGGACAGCAGTTCTTTGCCCATGGTGTGTTAGAGACACGTAGAGGCGAATATATCAAAGATAACAAGGGTAAACGCTTAGGTTTCAATATTATTACGTCACTACAAAAAGATAAGTTTGGTGGTACTCGATGGGAGCAGGTAGAGATACCATTCCGTGTTGAGGGTGGGATAGATGTAACGGAAACCTACCTGAGAGAAGCATTGAACTTAGGTCTTATAACCAAGAGTGGTGCGTGGTACACAAGTGATTTCTTCGGAGACGAGACTATACAAGGTTTTGATAACCTTAGATTAGTAGCCGCAGCAAATCCTGATAGTATGGAGAAAATAGTTAGTGCCATACAGACACGGGACTAAACAGGAGAAGCTTATAGAGCGAT